AATGTATTACGAGAGTATGCAATAATTAATAATATTGATTTGTCCGGAATAGGATATTTATCGCGATCAGATTTTGAAACAATATTAAATACAGGTGGTACTTTACAGACTGGATTCTTACGTGGTGGGTTGTATGGCGTTGATGGATTAATTAACACAATAATTTCTAACGGCGGTATGACAGTATTTCAAGATGATAATGTGTTGGATGGTGATATAAAAGAACAAACGGATGCGATAAAAGCATTTTATGAGCTTATATTTAATTATGTTTATGGAAGAGTCCCGATACCAGGAGATCCTTTATTTCCACAATTCAATAAAATCATAACTGATTACAGTAATGCTATTGCCGGCGAAGCTAAATCGCCAGGGTGGACTGACTTTTCTCATATTGCAGAAGTAGATAGACTTGAACCTCAGGAATATGAAGATTATTTAAATAAGTATAATAATGGCGGAGATCCATTTGAAGTAGATTATTTGAAACCTTATGAGCCGCCTGGCTCTATAGCATATTATCCTAAAGAAAATGTAAGTATATTACGAGCACAAGCAGCTGCACAAGCGGCAGTAGATAGTATTAAAAAAGATATAATGGAGCTACTGCCAAGATTATCATCAAGAGCAGCAGAACTTGATCAGCGATTTAGTGCAGCACCTGCAAATTATTTGAATTATGCTAATACTTCATTAGGCCCCGGGGGCGATATATATAAAATAATGTTTTCTAACGATAAATTTAAATTTTTAAAACAAAAAGGTAGAAGAAGAAAAGGAAAGTTTAAGCAAAAACAAAGTGAAGGCAGTTTTATGAGATTAGCAGAAAAGGCAGATAGATTATTTTTAAAGATGTCAAAAAATGCTGAAGATGATATGTTTTATATACCAAGTCGAAGAGATTTTACTAGACTAATCAAACAAGATGATGAAATATTATTAAAATTGACAGAATATTTAAATACCGGTAGGAAAAAATTATTTACTGCACCTGATATGGAAAATGCGGTACCGGGAGGAAGTGCAGCAGTTCAAGCAGCGGTTGCTGGTACAGGAGCTGCAGTAGTGGGAGTAGGAATTACCACAGGATTAGCTGTAGGTGCTGGTATAGGCGGAGGTTTAGCTGGAGCAGCAGGAGTTGGGATTGCTNCAGCGGNATTACCTTTAGCTGCGGGAGTTGCGGTTGCGGCCGGAGTTGCTGCAGGAGTTAAATCACTTGTTTTAGATGTTGATTTAACGCCTCGAGGACAACCATTTCGTCATGGAATGCCTAGAGGGCAGGCAGGCAATAGACAAAGAAAATTATTAAAAAAGATTTCATATATTAAAGTAATAATAGGTACATATATTTATCTAGAATTTGTACGTAAAGAAGTGAGTGGGTTATCAGATGCAAATGGCCAGTCAGTAGATCTATTTGATAAATGTATAGCAATTGATGATTCATTTTTTGCTACTAGACAGTTAGTAGATCAATCATTACAAGATATAGCAGATATAGATAATCGTGTTATAAATTCCAATACGGTTGGACAGTTTCGACAAATATTAACAGATTTAGAAAATATAGAACAAGAGTTTGATGATATAGATCTAGAATTATTTGAACAAGGCGAAAGTTTAAGAGTACAAATAGATGATATTGTAAAATATATGATTAAACAACAATATGATTGTGTTGAATATGCAAGAGGTAAACTAAATCGTGCAAATGATAGATTTTTCTTTACATGGCCAAATGACGTAAGAGAAGTAATTGAAAGTTATTTTCCAGGAAAAAATTTCAAATCTAATCAACCTGGACAATATGAGGATTAATAATGGCAATATCTAGATATTCAAATAGCGAATCGTTGATAGAATCTAAAGGAAGAAATTCCGGAATTGTTTGGAATGAAAAAATTCTTAAATTTCTAAATTTAAAAGAAGTTTCTATTTCTCCGGAAGAAACCCCGAATGTAGAAATGCATATTTATTCTCCAACAGGTAATAAATTACTTACTAGTGTTAATGTTAAAAATTTTATACAACGAGGCGATGAAATTTTTATAGATTACGTTACAGAACTTAATGATATTAATATACAACGAGGTTATTTTCGAGTCGTAGTTAATATTGTAAAGGAAGTAATAGGGAATTCAAATATTCCGTTATTGACTATAAAAGATATTTCACCGGATAGGCAAGAAATACAAGTTGTGATTAGACCTGATATAGACGGTNTCGATCAAGCTATGCGAAAGCAAATCATCGACGGGTATCTAGAAGAATATTCATCAGCATTTGTCGAAGACCTTGCATTAAATTTTGGTGATAATAANATCTACAAAATTATAAATCAAAAAGAATGGATTAATGAAGATGACCTAGTATTAAGATTATATAAGCCATTACCAGAAGAATTTCAATTAAATGATACTTGTTGGCTGATAGAGCAATTAAGTGATTCAATTATAGATGAAGTAGATATAAATTTAGATCCATTAGAAGCAAAGCCTAATATTTTAAGAGGTCCTAATTTTGAAATAGAATCTAGATATAATACTATTACAGAAACAGACTTCAAATCCTGGAATACATTATTAAACGCAAATGTAAATACATCACAAAAAATAATTGATTCGTATTTTTCCGGGTCCATGGGAGTAAATCTAGGATTGGATTATACAGGATTTCAAAATTTTATTCAGTATTCGTCTGCAAATGAACGACTAAATAACTTTAAATATAAATTACAAAATATAGAATATTTTGACCAACAATTAGTCGTACTAAATACATCGTCAGGTAGTAGTTCGGATCCTACATTAAAAAATATTTCTAACTATACTAAACGAAGAGATAGTATTATTGGCGAGTTTGATCAATTTGAAAATTGGTTATATAATGAATCTACTAGTAGTTTAACCACCCATGGTGACACAGGCGGATATATAGGAGCTCAACAATATATAATTAAACCATATCCTAAATATTTACAAAATGGATCTTTCAAACTACATCATAGTACATCATCTATTGCAACTAATTGGTTTAATTCCTTAAGCGCAACTGCATCTTTATATGATATTGAAAATGAAACTAGTTTAACAAAATCAATTCCAGAACATATACGTTTAGATGTAAATAATGATCAATATGAATTATTTGTCAATATGATAGGACAACATTTTGATATATTATGGACATATATTAATTCATTATCAAAAGTATATAAATTAGAAGAACAGCCTAAACTCTCAATTGATAAAAAGTTATTACCGGATATAGCTAAGTCAATGGGATGGGAATTGACTAATGGTAAACAAGCGACGCAGCTTTGGCAATATCGAATAGGAACAAATAATAATGGAACGCCTGCACAAACAGGAAGTATTTTTTCTCAATCTGATGAAGAGATAACGGAAGAGGTATGGAGACGTATTGTAAATAATTTACCATATCTTTTAAAGACAAAAGGAACTAAAAGAGCAATTGATGCAATGATGAATATATATGGTATTCCAAATTCATTATTATCTATTAGAGAGTATGGAGGTCCGAAAGTAGGAGGAGATGTTCCTGCATTAATAGAAGATAAATTTTCATATGCTGTACAATTTAATTCTGGGTCTAATATTAATTATCCTACTAGTTATATAGCATCTGGATTAACCAATTGGGGTATTGATAGAGGTATGATACCTGCTATTACAAGAGAATTTAGATTTAAACCGTATGCCAAACAAAACATGTTAGTATATTCACAACATAGTGGAAGTACACCATTAACATTGATAGGCGTAGAACATACCGGATCTTATTCTGGAAGTACTGAATTTGGTCGATTGGTGACATCATTTGGTAAAGCCGGGATCGGCGAAGTACCATTCACAGCATCAACAGATTGGCTACCTTTATATAATGGGGAATATTGGAATGTTAGATATTATTATACAACAACTGGCAATCATTATAATACCGGGTCTAATACAGATACAACATATAATTTACAAGTAGAAAATGCATCAGATTTAGCAAATGGGAAGATTAACTTTTCATCGAGTCTAGCATTTACTCCAACCAATTCTAATCATTATACAGTATGGTCTGGTTTTGGTCAAGGAGGAACACCGCCTAATACAGTTTATATAGGTGCCAGTACTAGTTCTGTAGACAGTCTTAGTGTTGATTCATATATGACAAATTTCTTAGGTACTAAGGCAGCTACGTTTTCTGGATCGATGCAAGAATATAGAGAATGGTTAGAATTATTAGATCAAAATGCGTTCGATCGGCATACATTAAATCCTACATCATATGTAAGTGCAATATCACCAACTAGTTCATATGATACATTAGTTAGACAGTATACATTAGGTTCCAATACTATTGGAGTCGATTTGAGTCCTGCCGGCACTATAATATCTTCAAGTCATCCATTTCAGTCAATTATATCTAATGCAACTCCTTTAGGATTTTCAACACCATCAAATGCTAGTAGAGGCAATTTTATTCCGGTTGAGGAAACATATTATATTGAAGGTGTTTCAAGTGGTGTGAATAGTGCTAAGTCTCAAAAAATTAGATTTGATGATAATAAATTAGTACGTCAACTATCGCCAACTAATACTGCAGAAGTTTCTACATTTGATTATGCATCATTAGATACAAATAAATTAGGATTATTTTATAGTTATACAGATCAAATAAATAAAGATATTTTCAATCAAGTAGGAGATGTAGAATTAGATGATTATATAGGTGATCCGGATGATGAATTCAAAATAGATTATCCACTATTAAAACAATTTTCATTAAATTATTGGAAGAAGTTTACTAATACTAGTGATGTAAATGCATATATAAGAATTTTTAGTCAATTTGATTTTGCATTATTTAATCAGATTCAGCAATTGATGCCGGAAAGAGTAGATGATGTTAGTGGATTATTAATAGAACCAAATGTATTAGAAAGATCTAAAAATACATTAACTAAAAGACCGGGCGTTGAGAGAAATGACCATGATATGTTACTCAGAGATATGTCGCCGACTAGTAGTGCAGAAAAAGGACCGCAATTTGATTTTAATATAAATCAGCCTATATCAGTTGCTTCAAGTTCATTTGTTTCAGAATTATTATTTAATGTAAATACTGCTAATACTTCATCTATTAATATAGGATTAGATACTGTTGTAGATCAATATAGAAAAAGTAGTTTCTTTAAAGAAGTAGTATTTCATTTCAGTGGCTCAGTATCTTCCCCGGGAAAAATAAAACGTAATCAAGCTCATGCTGTTAGTCAATCGTTAGGGTTATTTTATAGTCGTAGTTTAATTGATGCTGCATATAATGATGATGATATGTTTAAAGAACAATCAATTAAATATTTAGGGTCTCAAATATCAGCTCCTGGGATCAATGAACCTTCAAATATTTCAGCTTTAGAGTTTAAGCCTATAGTAGAAGTATATGAAACAAATCCAAATCAATTAATATATGCTAAGGAGCCTAGACCTGTGGATGGAACAAACAGAATACTTCCAGGTAACATAATAGTTAGATAATTATAGTATGCATATATTTATAATAAAATTATAGGATATTACCATGGGATACTTAGATAACAGTACAATAACTGTCGATGCAATCTTAACCAAAAAAGGAAGAGAACTTTTAGCTCGAGGCAGAAACGAATTTCAAATTTCACAATTTGCATTAGCAGATGATGAAGTGGATTATGATTTATATAATTCAGAACATCCATTGGGAACAGCTTTTTATGGCGCAGCTATCGAAAATATGCCGATTACAGAAGCTTTACCTGACGAAACGCAAATGATGAAATATAAATTAGTAACACTAGCACCAGGAACTGCTAGAATACCAGTTGTTACTATACCAGGCTTAGCTAGTGTATCGATAATTGAATCGGGTGGAGTTATTACAATTACGCCACAGACACAAAATTACAATGGTGGTAATTCTAGATTTGGATATACAGCAATATTATCAGATTCAGAAGCTGGTTCTTTAATTGCAACTAGAACAGCACCTCAACAAACTGCAGCAAGTATACCACAATTCATAGGAGATTCTGAAGCAGCACAAAGTGTTACAGTATCTGGAACAGAGTTTCAGTTTACAGGTGGTAATCAATTAATTGCTAATAAAGGTGCAACAATATTAATTATAGGAAATGAGACGGGTGGTAGAACATCTATAAGTGTTACGGTTAAAAAATTAGCGTTAGCAGTTACTCCATCAGCGCCAGTAAATGTAAATCAGGCAACATCTTAAAATAAAAGGACAAACAATAATGGCATCTAGATCATATAGTGGAAATTTTTCAGCAGTTAAAAGAGAAAATAATTTAGAGAGAAGTTCGACTGCAGTTTCTCAAGTGCAAGCATTGGCACGTCAGTTAGCTGATCAGATAATTGCAGAACGAGATGCCGCTGCATTAGCAGCTGCGACTGGTAGAGTATATACTACATTTGATGTAGCAAATGATATATTATCAAATAACGTAAGTACAGTAACAACTGGATTATTTAGTGGGAATACTGGTAGTTTAATTTCTATGGCTACTCAATCCGGACAAACTTCAATACAAGAAAGTTATTTTAGAACTGTTATAGATAATAACGGTAATCAACAATTTTCTATAGCATATGGCAATTTTAACGGATCTGGTTCAAAGGATTTAACCGGTAATTTAAATAATGATACTCCTTCTAGAGCAATTTATAAACAATATGCTCAAATATTATTACCTCCTAATGATTTAAAATTTACAATTAATGGAGTTAATACTGATAGTATATATGTATTAAATTTTAATAGAGCTAGATTTAAAGAAAAGATTGATCCGGGTAATATTGAAATAAATTTGGCTAGAATGAATAGAAGTAATACTGCACCAGTTGCGGGATTAGCTAATACAACTGATGTTAGAGAAATTATAGATGATTCAAGTACACAAGCAGGAACAGTAGGAGAAAGTGGTAAAGTATATAATTTAGTGTCTGGATCTATAGATTCCGGAACAAGTATATTCAATGCTTCAGAGCCAGTATATTATGGATTGTTATATCCAGAGTATGGAGTAGCAGTTTTAAATGCCAATGCATTAGATACTCAAGTAAATTTTGGAACGAATAATTCTTCTTCAATCGATGGAAAGAATTTAGAGCGAATGTTTAAATCAATATCTGGATCGGGCGCTATGTCACCGGTGACAGGCAGAACTTATGGATTACAAGCTAGATCGTCGGAACAAGTAAAATCATCTTTCTATTTTGTACGAGTAAAAAATGCTGAATATAATTATTCTAATAACCCTTCATTTGTTACTGGGTCTTTAGGTGAATTGAGATTTACGACATTTGTTAATGATCCTCAAACGTTTATTACAACAATAGGATTATATAATAATAATAGAGAGTTATTAGCAGTAGCTAAATTAAGTCAACCTTTGTTAAAAAATAAAACAAAAGAAACACTTATTAAAGTTAAATTAGACTTTTAAGAATAAAATGATATGCCAACTATACCAACAGTATTCCGGCCGTTACGTAAAAATGACGTACAACATAAGCCGTTTTATGCATATAAAAATTATACAATAACAAATTCTAGTCACGTTGATCAAGGATGTGTGTTACAATTGGCATCACATTTAACTATACCTCAAACAGTTGGTGATACATTTACTCAATATGATAAAGATATAAATTTTCAAGACGAGTCAAATCGACATGTTATATGGAATAGTTTAGATCATAAATATTATCGATACCCATTTAGTCCAGATAAAACATTAGAATTAACAAATATAAATAAAACAGAAAAGTTTTTATTTATGTCTGGATCTACAATGTCTATACCATATGGTTTCGTAGGCGAGAAAATTAAACATGAATCACTTAATATTGATAGCAATATAAAAAATTATAGAGATTATCCAGATTATTCTATTAATTTATATGATGACGGATATGGCAATTTAAAGGATCCTAGGATTGCTAGTGCTTCATTTGCAAAAAAATCTAATTCTATATTTCATATGTCATTTAATAGTTTATATCGTAGATTTCCTTTAAACTATGGACTACTAAATAAATTTAATGGCGAAACTAAATTTTCTAACGTAAGATTAGAACCCGGTGTTATAGTTACTCATAATGCAACAACAGGTTCAGCTTCTGGATTATCTGGTTATTTTACTAATAGTTTACAAAGTTATATACAATTGAATAGTGATAAAAAGTTTGATACGTTTGCAAAATGTGATGATTGGACGATCTCATTATGGATAAAACCTACAAATGTATTAATAACTGGATCTATATTATCGAAAGGCAAAGTATTTGCAGAACAATATTATGATAAAGTAGATGGATTAATTAAAGATAGAGATAAAACGATTGTTATGCCAATTCCAGGCGTTGAAAGTTTTGAAGAATTTAAAACCCCATATCAAATAAGTTTATTCAATGAACATGTTCATTTTCAATCTAGTGATGCTACTTCCGAAGTACATATATCAGCAAGTGCTGCATATAGAAATGATTGGATGCATGTGTTAGTAACCAATTCTTCATCAGTATGTAATTTTTATATTAATGCTGTAAAAAGTGGAACAACCGGCACACTTCCTCGTAAAGATACATCTAACACGGCATATACATTTATAGGATCACATGGCCGTGATTTGGGAGACTCCTTTCAAGGAAATATTGCTGAAGTTAGAATGTATGATTATGCAGGACACAAACACAGATAACATCATTAGCAAATCAAAATTTTATATCTGGGTCATTATATCAATCTAGTACTCCTGGTAATGTATTTTATAAAAATGGTCAATTAGTAGTATCATCACCATTACCTAAATATGATAGTATTTTCATAAGTAGTTCAAATGATATAGCTAATGATTTTACAGTAAAATATAAAGGTAGTCATACTATATACGAAAATGAAGTACTAGTACGAGTTCCTAAAAGTGTTTGTAATGTTTCGGTCAATCCATCTGCTACATATCGTCCTTCTACAGGATATGACAATACATGTACGGATGCAGAATCAAATAACGGACCAGGCGAATTCAGAAAGACAATGTTTATAACAGGATCTGCATTTCCGTATATAACAACTATTGGATTATATGATGATAAAGCTAGATTATTAGCAGTAGGTAAATTAGCAGAGCCTGTACAAAAACGAAGTGATATTGATATGAATTTTGTTGTTCGTTGGGACTACTAATATTTATATAAAATAAAGGTTATATATGTCATGGAGATCAAAATCTAAAATACGAGCAAATGCAATTAAGCATGGTTATAGATCTGGATTTGAACATAAAGTTTCAGATCAGTTAACAGAACAAAAAATAAAATTTGGCTATGAGGATACCGTAATAAATTATATCAAACCGGAGACTAGTCATAAATATACTATTGATTTTACATTACCAAATGGTATCTTAGTAGAAACAAAAGGAAGATGGGTTATAGAAGACCGTAAAAAACATCTATTAATAAAACAACAACATCCTGAATTAGATATTCGAATAGTTTTTCAGTCTGCTAAAACTAAAATACGTAAGGGTTCAAAAACAACGTATGGCGATTGGTGTGATAAACATGGAATTGTATGGGCAGAAAAAAATGTTCCAAAAAGTTGGTTAAAGGCTTGATTCTTTGAAAAATTTTTATTATATTCATATTAATTAAATTTTTATTGAAAAATATAGTTTTGAAAGAAAACATTGACATGTTAAATGTTAATGCTAATATTATAATATTATAATAATATATGAGTAAATTTGCGATAATTACGTTACTAGAAACAATCTTAGGTTCTGGCAAAGTAAATTCAAATGACAATATTGCATTTCATTGTCCGTTCTGTAACCATCAGAAAAAGAAATTGGAAGTTAATGTATCATCTCAACATTGGCACTGTTGGGTATGTAACGCTAGCGGACGAAAGATTGTAGTTCTAGCAAAAAAATTAAATGTAGATAGACAAAAAATATCTAAACTTATACAATTAACTAATGATGTCGATCATCTACCAAGTAAAACAACAACTAATACTGAAGTATTAACATTGCCTAAAGAATTCCGTCCGTTGTGGCATTTCGATAAAGGCTCTCCAGAATATCGTAACGCAATATTTTATTTGAGAAATCGAAATATAGATATTTACGATATTTTAAAATATAGGATAGGATATGCTGATTCTGGATTATATTCTGGAAAAATAATTATTCCGAGTTTTGATGCAAATGGAAATTTAAATTATTTTGTATCACGTGCATATTATGAAGATGATGTATGGAAACATAAAAATCCAGGAGTTTCAAAAGATATTATAGGATTCGAACTACATATAAATTGGAACATGCCGATAATATTAGTTGAAGGAGCATTTGATGCGATTGCAATAAAAAGAAATGCCATTCCATTATTTGGTAAGACGATATCTAATACATTAAAAATGCGTATAGTAAAACGTAATGTTAAAACAATTTATATATGCTTAGATAATGATGCAAAGAAACAAGCATTAGAGGCATGTGAGTATTTTATAGCAAATGGCATAGATGTACATTTAGTAGATTTGCCTGATTCAGACCCAAGTGATATGGGATTTGAAAAGATACAAGAAATGATAGATAATACATATAAGTTATCACAAGAAAAATTAATTGAAGAAAAGATTTTATGCGCACTATAGATATAGGAATAAATAAAATAGATAAAATATTTCATGTAGCGGACGTACATATACGTAACGTTAATCGTCATAAAGAATATGTACATGTATTTAAACAGTTATATACATATATTAAAAAAAATAAAACTGATAATAGTATAATATATTTAGCTGGCGATATAGTACATGCAAAAACAGATATGTCCCCGGAATTGGTATATCAAGTTTCAGATTTTTTTAAAAAATTAGCAGATTTAGCACCTACATTATTGATCACCGGTAATCACGATTGTAACCTAAATAACTCTAACCGTTTAGATGCCTTGTCTCCCATAGTTAAAGCCTTAAACCACCCAGACTTACATTATCTCAAAGACAATGATGTATATTGTATTTCGAACATACACTTCAATGTAATGTCGGTGTTTGAAAAGCCCGTAAATTATATAAAAGCTTCTGATTTTGAAGGAGATATTAAGATTGCATTACACCATGGGGCTGTTAATTCTGCAGTAACAGATATAGGATTTCGTATATCAAATGACCATGTGACAGCAGACTTATTTAAAGGACATGATTTAACATTATTAGGTGATATTCATAAACCAGCTCAATTTTTAAATGATGAAAAAACGATAGCATATGCCGGCAGTTTAATACAACAGAACCATGGAGAAGGATTATTACATGGAATACTAGAATGGGACATTCCTTCATTAACTTCTAAATTTGTAGAAATAAAAAATCTTTATGGATATTATACATTTGAAATAGAAAATGGTAAAATATTAAATCCATCTAATAAAATACCCAAACGTCCTAGATTACGATTGAAAGTTAAAAGTACATC